ATCGGCTGAGAAGGCCACTGCAAAGCCACCAAGAAAGGTCTCCTTCCACTGATCGCCAACGCCGGTCAGCGCTTTCACCATATTCCTGGTGTGTGCACCGACAGCTTCAGATGCTCGAACAGCCTCTCTCTGAAGTTGGAGGCTCTTTTTTAGGTTTTCATACCTTTCCGCATCTTTCTTAATAAGCTCGTCGACACTTTCACCCGCCTTTGTTAATAGTGCAATTTCCTCTGTTCTGGCCTTAAGGAGTTGTTCACTAAGTTCAAGTTGGGTGCGAGCCTCTTCCTTCGCCAAGAAGGCCTGCCTCAAACCCTCACCGGCAGCCTCGGCGGCCTTCTTCTGAGCTTTAATAGACTCCAGTTGAAGTCGAAGCTCTTCGGCTCTCTCTATATTCGTTTTGGTAAGTTCCTTGACCTTCTCTTCAAGCGATTTAGTACCAGTCGGGTCATTACCCCCTGGATCGTCGATATCAGCCATAAACTAGTCTCCTACTTGAAGGGCCACTTTAAGCCTGTGGATCTCTCAAAATCCTTCACAGCCTTGTCTAGCTTGTACTTACTTGAATATGTCGATTGATGGCCTAGGCCATGGCGGTTAAAATCAGACATATACCTTCTTTCGCCGTCGAGGGCTCTGACAAACTTTTTGACATCGGCATCTCGGCCGCGGACACTAACCGGGACTTCATATCCCTGCGTTATCGTCTTGAGCAGCATACCAACTGCTGCCCCAAATTGGCCTAAGTAATCTTCATTAATTTCGCCTTTCCTCGCGGCGTTTAAATCAATTTCGATTGGCGCCAAGTCGTCATTAATATCATCCATAAGTACAGATCTCCAAAAACGCCTTATACACAAAGCGTCGAAATAATTAGTATTTATAAAAATAAATGCAAAAGATGGTCGGCCGTAAGAGATAAAATCATTTATCTGCTGCGTGATTTACTTATTGCTTCCTTGTCTCGATCGTTTTCGTCCTGGATTTGTTGTCGCAACCTTTCCAAAAACCATCTACGAATAACGACAGGAAGGTTATACGCTTCGGTAAAATCCCAATTGCCGTGGTATTTTAAAAGAAAGAATTCCTCATAAACGCTCCTGATGTAATCGTCATTTAACCCAAAAAAAGTCCGCTGTGAACGGAACCTCCATCTGTTGTTCCAGTTCACAACTGGAACATTCGAAGGTCTGGGTTAGATCAACGTTTGGAACAATTGCTTGATAGTGGAATCTCAGGAAACGAGAGTCGTAGGCCGGCATATTTTCAATAAAAGAGTTAATAATATCCTTACCAGTTTCACCATTCACTGAAACAACGAACTGCTTAAACTGATCGGTAAGTAACGACTCTTCCAAATTGTGCTTTTTTCTAGAAGAGGCAACCTTGGACAAGTTCGCCTCGTCGCGTCCTGTGAGAAGCTTCGTTTCAACGTCCAAGCCCATCTTGGGGATACGAATAACGAACGTACCGTCGTTCGTTCTCGTAATGTCGCTAGATTCTTCATCCGCAGGATAGGTGACCTCCGCTCGGCCCAGGTCGAAAGTGTACTCGACATACTGCCCGCAAGAAGGACAATTTATGTTAGTTGTATATTCTGAACCATAACCGGTGGCCCGGGCGGCAATAAGAATTGCATTTCTATCGCCGAGTAATAGCTCGGCTGGTTTGATCGTCTTATTAACAATGATGTTCTGAAGCAACCTTTCAATTGCCAGGCCCTTCTTCAGCAAGGTTCGAGAAGTCAGGATGTCCTCATCCTTCGCCGTCATAAAACGAATCTCGATTGTGTCCTGCATATGCAGGGGGTGACCTTGTGAATAAAACTCGCCCCTCGAAGGAAGATCGACAAATTCTGTTGGTGTTACGAACGAAAGGGGGTCTGTTGCCGGGGCCTCCGGCACAGGTGTAGAAGCCGGCTCTGCATCTCCAGAAGAGACGCGGGCTTCATTATTACGTGGACTCATTATTAACCTCGGGTGTCACTAATAATTATAATGAAAGGACTAAAATATGTTAAGTACTTTGTTAGCGACGGGATCAGGCTTTGGGCACCCTATTTCGCAGCAAGGCGGCCCCGCCGGCGGTGGTGGCCTCATACTCGGCCCAATCGTACTTAACGGTGACCTCGGCATTAATAAACTCCTCAGATTCGTAGCTTAACTCACTGTGAGTCACAGACTTAACCCAAGCATTAGTCAGTTTCCAACTCCCCAAGAGCGAACCAGGGTGATTGGCGCCGAGGGAACCGGGAGATTCGTTTGATTCTCCATATACTTCTAAAGTCATATTTCCAAATGCGTCCATCGACCTAGCCTTCGAAGGCGTATCAGTGATCGTCTCATCACTCGTATCATTCGGGAATGTATATCCAGACTTCCTCAAAAGCGTTTGAAACTTCTCAACGGCATCAGGCTGTACTGGATCAATAAGGGTGAAACTGACGTCTGACCAGGTGACTCGGCCTGGATAATAGAACTTATGATTAATGAACTGGTGTTCTTGTTCAGAGATTTCAAAGTTCGGCTGAGACACCTTTGTTATGGCCCAGGTGGGTACAAGATCCCCGCCGAGTCTCAGCAGCCACCTAAACGATCTCTTTGGATCTACGTTGGGTTGGGCCCAAATGTTACCTGTTGCCATTTATAATCTCTCCTCTTGTAGATTCTTATTAACTAGTCTTGGCATTTCTTTTTCCACTCTAATCATCAAAAGAGGCCCCACTTCTCGTTATAATGAAGTCGAGAGCGATGAACTCGATGGCTCGTGCTGGCTTCAAGAACACCTTGGCGTATAGAGTGTTTCTATCGACCAAGTCTGGTGTGGTCGTTGTCTCGTCCAGCACGACCTTGTAGTCAGTTAAGCCGCCGCCAATCTTAACGCTCTCTAGGAGGTTGTTGGCCCTGTCGGAGAAATCAACCCAAGTCGCTCTAACATTCTGCTCGAACAAGATGCTAGAAGCAATCTTACTGATCTCTCTCTTGAGGAAGATAAGCAACCTTCTGACGTTAATTCTATCTAGAGCAGAAGCCTTGATTTGTAGGGTCTTCTGTCCGAAGATCACGATACCCTCAGCAGGGAACTTCGCAATCGGGTTGACGTTAACCTCATAGAGGTTATCGCGGTCTCTTGCGGTAAGATGACCGTCAGTGTTGATGACTGTCAGGCCAGAAGAGCCCTGCGTTAGGCCGCCTCTGTTAAAGCCAGCGGGAGCGAACCACAGAGCCGACTCTGTCTCAGAGCTGGCAAATGTGCCGAGCGCTGCAATCGAAGGTGGAATCCACAAGACAGCCTCGGAGTTGTTGTCGCGGATTTGCACCCAGGGGTAGTAAGCGCAACCATAACTTGAGTTAAGCTTCCTGGCCTTCATACCATCCGCTCCATCGATAACGGTTGTCACATTTCCGATTCTATCGGCGCGGGCATCACTGGTCTCTGCACGAGGGGTATACCCGCCGACGAGGTCAATGATGGCTAGTGAGTCGCCGCGGCCTTCGCAGACCTCAACCATGTGCTTTGTGAGGCTGGGCGTATCAATCCCCGGGGCAACGAGCAGATTCATCTCCAGGCTTTCTGGATCTGCGACGCTGTCAATGGCGCGCCGTATCGAGTTATACTCGTAAGCAGTCGTCTCCGAAGCGCCGATTGAAGCGTTGTTGAAGGGGTCAATCTCGTGGACATCCACACCGTCGGACCCACCGAATAGGGGCATTGTGAACTTGTTAATACCCATGTCCAGTGTGGTCTTCCAGTTGTCAGCGCTTGCCGAAACAGCACTCAAGGAAACCCCGTCCCTTCTGGATCCGCTAATCCAAAGCGCATCAGTTAACTTATCATATGTTCCGTCCCAACCCGCCTGAGCCCGCACGTCATCCAAACTGAATACGAACGAAGTTTCGGTACTATCGGCTGACGCGGCGGTGAATGAGTCAACGCCAGTTGGCTTTTGACGAACCAAATCTACATACCCGCTGTCATACCCAAGGGTCGCGCCGGGCTCGCTGGTGGTGCCGCCATTCGTTTGAAGTCCGAAATAGGAGTTCCTGATGTCGTTGGGGCTGGCGGTGCCATACCCAGCGGAGGCGCTAATCCTTATCCAATCAACCAAACTTGGGAACACGGTGGGCAACTTAAGTTGGGCAGTGCTTCCAGTCTGTGAGATAAACACCGACCCGATCTCCGGGTCGGCGTGCGGGCCAAACGGAATACTTGCTGTTCCAGCAGTGATAAACGTGAGGGCCTGGGGATCGAAGGCCGTGGCGCCAGTGTTGGTGGCTAGCACTGCACTCTTATATCTTGGAGGGCCGAAGAACCCAAAAGGAAGCAACATTGGGTCAGCATCACCCTCCTCAACAGTGGAGTGCACCTCTACAGTGATGTATCTTGAGCGATTGGGGTAGTTGCCAACCTCAGTGAACCTTCTCTTATCGTAGTCCCAAACAATGTCCTTATCTCCGATTACTCTACCAATGTAGTTCGTAGAGTTTGGATTTAGATCTAGGTTACCAAAGGATTCAAGAACTTCCACTTCCTGATCGTTGTCAGATACACGGCGGACTTCCACAGTGAACGAACCGTATGGCTCCAACTCCGTATCGAGATTGTACCTGATATTCTTGATGGAAACTTTAACACTTGCCTGGTCCCACTCGCCACCAGATGGACGGCTCTTGATTTTAAAGAGCTTTTGCATCTTATCTGGTTGATAGGCGTCCGAGTCGTCGCTAGTGTCCTGCGAGACGACCCAACCACTCTGAGCTTGGGTGACTTCGTTCTGGAAGGTTGCTCCATCGTTTGTGCCATCTGCAAGAGCCAAGATGGCACCAACCAGGGTGCCATTTGACTGTGACAGGGTGGTGGACCGAAGGACGTTGGACTCGAAAGTCTCACCAAGCCAATACCTTTTTTGATTGGCCGCCGTTGTGACTGTGGTGTTTGTCACAGTCGGGTTTGTATTAAAGACAGAGCGGATGAAGGAGCCATTCTGCTTATTGAAGCCAAAAGACTTAGTCTCGGTTACAATGCCGGCATTGTCCCGGATGGACACCTTCCATTGACCTCCAGAGGTCTGGTTGCCGGTTGAGACGATTAAGTCGCCGGCAGAGGAAGTAACAACGCCCTCCAGCGCGGGGTCGGTGGCGATACCGGCAGTCGATGTTGTTCCGCTCAGGGTTAACGCACCCTGCTCCAAATACCACACAGCAGCAAGGGTGCCCGTGCTGGCAGTGTCATCAGGGTTTGTGCTACCAGAATTCCAGATGAAGAGTCCGTAGGCGCCGCCGTTCTCACTAATATCGGGATTTGGCGTTTTTGCCGTCTTCCAACCGGCTTTAGCTGCGGTTGTCCCATCGTTGCTAGGATTCTGGGCGCCTGCAAGGCGGACGATGGTGCAAGGAGAGTTGTTCGTTAGCCACGCTTGCGCGGCGAAGGAAGCATAGGTCGGAGCCGTTCCGGCCTCGGGAGATCGCCAAACGTCACCTTTGGTTTCAATACCAGCGACGGGCGTACCAAAGACCTCAACAAACTCTGAATAAGAACTGACCTTCGTGGGTACGAAGGAGGGTCCCTTTCGCGTCCTTCCAATGATTACAGGGCCAACGGCACCAGGCTCATCGGGCAGAACCGACTCGTCTACTTCACGGAGAAAAATTCCAGGGGATATAAACTTAAACTTTCTTGCCATGCTAATAAACTCTCCTTACATAAGTGTATTTTCTTCTATAAATAGTGTGGGCTACTGTGAAAAGAAGAAAATTAATCCCGATAAAATCCTCTCTTATCAATATGATCGGGGATCTCACCAACGATCACTCTCTCGCGTGGGATCTTAACCTCGACAGCGTTTTCGCGCCTCACTATCCTCGGTTGCTCCTGGTTAGTGTCAGCCCCGATAACATACCCCAAGACATTGATAGTTATCTTAGTCTGGTACTGTCTCTCTTCCTCATCCAGTGAAGAAACATTGTTCTCCTGGGCGTAATCTTCTTGTATAAATGCTTCAAAACCGTGGCCTTCGTTGTAAACATGAAAGTAATTTAGGCTCCCAGTCTTGACTAAAAATGGGGCTATAATCTCATTCATTTGCTGCTGGTACTCTGTCCTGACATAAATGTCGTACTGCATATCCAGATAAACAGGTACCGGAATTGTAATGGTTTCGTAAACAACTTTCTTATTTTTACGAGGAAAGTTTCTCTGATTAATGCCAGAATCCGGGCGGGCTAGCGTACCCCTTCTTTTGTAGGCGTCGGCATTTGCGAAATTGGAAGTCTTTTCTTGATTGATTTGTCTCGCAATTGTTATAGAGCCGCCGCGGATATCATCAACAGCAAAGGAGTTAAAAATTGCGCCTTTCTTACTAAGACTCTTTACGACACTTGTTCTTTCAACAGTTATTAGGGGGAAAATAAGAGTACCATCCTGGTCTCTCAATCCTTTATCTTTCTTGATTTGATAGGCCCTTTCTGCAGAAACCCACAACACTGGGACTTTTTTGAATCCTGTATTGCCTTTTGCGGAAACATTCATCTCTTCGTCTATCCACCTAAACATCGCCGTATCAACTGTTTCTAAGGTAGATTCCTGAAATGGTATCACTTCCTTGATAACGGAGGTGTCTTCTGCATCAGTGTAAGAATAATCTTTCTGGCGCCTGTTGCGTGTAGAGAAGTAACTTGGCTTCTTACTTGGCATTGAATACCTCCTCTCTGGCTCTTATACATTTTGCGCTTATTTCAAGCTTGTGGCTTTCTTGTCCGAACAGAAGCCTAGGTTCATTAAGGGTGGCAATCTCATAATAAAGTTTATCAAACTGGATGAAGTCGCCCTCTCTCACAAAAAGATCCTGGTCCTCGGTCAACCTTCTTTTGTGGAAGTGTACGGTCAAAGAAGACCTCTTATCAATACCATAACGGCCGGTCTGTGTGGTCTGCCCCTCCCAGTCAACAAGGACGTATACGCGAACAGGAGGCAGAAAAGTCTTCCTTATTGCCTCGCCATACAGGGAATGGAAATTTGTGCGAGATAAGTCAATAGGAAAATAAAGAATGGGTTGTCCAATGACCCTCTCAATAAGCTCATCATTGACTTGCTTTACTAAATCTCTTTCCTTCTTTCCTAAGAAGAGGGGAGGCGGAGGATTACCAGGCTGTGACCATTCATTTGCCATTCTCTATTACCCCGCGTATATTGAAAGAACTGGTATGTCTTTGTTAATTGTTAACGTGTTTTCCGAAATCGCTGCAGTATCTTCCACAATCTGCTTGTAAGTCATTTCGTCGAGCGTTGCCTTTAACTCGTCCCTTAACGCCGACTGCTCCTCTTTGGCCTGGGTTATTAGCGCATCAGCATTGAGAGTGACCGACTCCCCGGGGATAGGTATCGTTGTAAACTTTCCGCGAATTTGTCCCAAGGTTTCTTTCGAAAGCGCGAGGGCGAACCTTCGAATCCATTGTTTTCCAATGCTATTGATACTATTATAGGGGATGTTCTCAAAGGGCAACGTATTCATATTGTTGATGCCCTCTGTCCCGTCATCAACGCCCGCATCAGAATCCCACGGATCCTGTGGGATTACAAAGTCTATCCACATCGTGCTGAACCCAGGATCGCCTTCGGGGGGAGGCGGATAAATTCTTATTTTATTGTTTGAAATCTCATATGAATAGTGGGAAATTCTAGTATAAATCGCATCCTCATACGCCATTGCCTGTTGCTTGTTTTGCCAAACAGGAACAACTTGGAATGTAGAATCGTCGGCATATTGTCCATAGGTGGTGAGACTACCCAAGACATTGATACCGCCATAATAGCCAAAGAACCTCCACATTGCGCGGGCCGTCTTGTAGTAAACCCTTTTAATTAAAATCTTACTGTTTCCAACCAGGCCGGCAAACTTAACTGTATTACCCGTTCCGTTGTCTTCGTTTGCGTTGGAACTTCCTGAAATAATTGTCTGCAAATCGTAGTCCTGATTCCCACTGGAAACATCAAAAGAGGCAGAATAAAGCGTGTCGCTGGGACCTAAGCCTACTTGGGCTATCGAAGTGTCGGAAACTCTCTGGGCATATCCAAACTTGAATTTAGGATATCTAAGTTCTAAATTAGAGCCAGAAAGGGCATGACCGGATTCTAACTGACCGTCTTGATCGAAGGAGCCAGTTGGAGAACCAAGCAAGCTACCAATGGAATTCTTGGCCTGGTGAATGTTGACAATGTAGGAATACTCTAGTACTGCCTCTTCGTAAGCGGCATAAACTTGTGAGGTTTTTAACTCAATGTCTAGTACTTCGCCACCAAGCTTGCTGTAGGTGTACGCCACCTGATCAACAGCGCCAGATACGAAAGCGTTGGACGCATATATCCCAAAAGGCAGGCCGGCCGAGACATCCGCGTGGGAGCCAGTGGATGTCAGAATAGACCTGCTTATTTGACTACTTGGTCTTAATGTCGGTATGGCCATACATAAAAACTCCTATGACTAGTGGTAAGTAGTTTCCAATGGTCATAATAACTCTTTTAATAAAAAAAGCCCCGCTCTCAGTTAAGAGAACGGGGCTTCTGTTTTGCTTTTTAAGCTACCGGTTTATCAACCGCCAGACTCACCAAGCAATCCACGAACGACAACCAGACCGTACATATCGGGTCGGACCATCTTCTTGGCGTAGCGGGTCATAACACCCTTACGAGGCACGAAGTCCTCAACACCGAAGATCGTGGGAGTCACCTGGAGAGGTACGTAAGGTGAGTACACATAGCCACTTTCAAGGAAGCTATTGCCCTTACGGCCAACCAGGACGACGTTGCGTGGGAAGTAAGGGTCAACCATAACATCCCACTTCTTCGAGAGGTTACCAACCTTCACCGCACCGACAGTACCGCGATCGGAATCGACGGTCACATTGGCACGATAACCAGCGGTCATCTCAAGAATAGAAGCAACCTCGGGGGAACAAACAATGAAGTTCGCGCCGCCTCGGAGCGTCTTGCGGTGAATCTGAGCCGAGACGTCGTTGACTGTCTCGATCAGAGTCTCATACCACTCGCTAACTGTACCCGTGAAGTCGGGAGCGAGGGCACTGGCACCAACCTCAGCACCTGTCTCGCGGTTAACGAACAGGCCGGGGGAGCGGCTCCAGTAGTAGGTTGCCGCGCGGGCACCCTTGATGAGATCCTCAAGGATCTCGCGGTCAATCTCAAGAGCAATCTGCTCAGAGAGAATCGACGTAAGCTCAACCTCAGCGTCGAGGTTGTGGTAGGCGTTGAGGTCCTGACCTAATTCAGGAGTCCACTTGGCCTTGAGCTTCTTGGTGACAGCGGTGACGCTCACGGAATCGACCTTGATGTCGATCTCGGGAATGTCCTCGTTGTTTTCTAGTTGCCACGCAGTTGTGCCGGCAACGGCGCCGATGACGGCGTCGCGACCCTGACCGCTAGCATTGACGAAGTTGTCGTCAATGACGAAGCGACTGTCGTAGATCGAAGCGGTAAGACAACCCAGCAAGCTTGTGGGTATGCCGGCGTCGGTTGCGAGTCCGTCGTCGAGTGTTGAAGTACCCGTAGCCTGAAGGACAAACTTCAGCCTGAGGTTTGACGCGCTGGGGTCACTACCGGTAGAACCGGATGCCAGAGTCGTCAAGCGGCGGACTAAACGTCCGGGAGCAAGAGTGCTGTTATTCCAGTTGATTGCAACCAAATCCTTGAGATTTAGCTGTGCAAGGTCGGAAGAACCTGTGGTCTCGAACACAACAACAACAGAGCCAGAAAGGTCTGGATCAAACTGAGTCAATTCGTTCAGAGTATCCTCTTGGGCTTGCGTGATGGTTGTTCCTGCGGGGGCGGCTTCACCGTCCCCGATAGTGCCAGAGGCAACTACGACAACAGCAGAACCCCAGGCGGCGGAGCCAGTTGGAGAAGCATAACCATTGTTGAGGTTATAAAAGCTGCTCTCAGCATTGGCGCCAGTGAGATCGATACCACCAGTAATCTGGTGACCAACCACACCACCACCGTAGACCGAGTCATTGGCGGTGATTCCAGCAGCAGCGCGATCGCTGTTAAACTGGAAGTCCAGGAAGAAAATGAGACCTGATGGCAGGCTCATTGGTTGTACGGAAACTAGTTCATTAGCAACTAGTCCACCGAAAACACGACGCACGATGGGGAAGGCGACGGCTGCAAAGCCCTCGACATCACCTGCGGCCATGGTTGAAGCCTCTCGGAGAAGCTCCTTTGCTTGATTCTCAAGCAGAACGGACATGCCGTCCTTTTGGCGTTCATTGCCCATGCCTTCTAAAAGACCGGTACGCTCCCACTTATCGCGAAGAGCAGCACCATCCTTAGAGAGATCACGGTTAACAATGCCTTCTGTTAATTTGTTTAGAATAGACATTTTAAATTATCTCCTTTTTGATTTTATTAAAGTCCTGCTAACTTTTTCATCCTCGAATACGCAGCCTCAGAATAGTTGTTAGTTTCTCTTTTCTGTGACCGAATAACAGAGGATCTCTTCGTCACCACTTCGCTTAGCGTTTCTGGCTTTCTCTTTGAGGGGGAAGCGCTCACCGTGCTCTGAAGGGTATCATATATAACCTTCGCTTCTTGTACCGTCGTCGCACCAGACAAAGACTCGACAATTTGATCTCGTTGTCGCTCATTCAGGGAGCTGTTTGTCAAAATACGATTAGTGTATAGAAGCTTAGCGTTAGAAAGATTAACTTCTTCAAGTTTCTCTTTCAATTTTAAAACTGCAGTCATCGCCTTATCGTTATTTTCAGATAGGGCAATAACTTTCTCCGTTAACTCTTCATTCTCCTTATTAAGGAGTTCAAGAGCTTCATCTTGACGCTTGATCTGCAACCTTGGGTCGTTGATCATATTATCAGCATCATGATTCTCGTCTGCTTCGGTTGCCTCGGCCTGATCAATTGCTAAGTGAATATCAGCAATGGGCCGTTCCATCCAACCAGATTTTTGTGGGTCCATATCCACAACTAGTTTTTCAATTATTTTGTTTACAAGGTCATCTGAGATGTCGTCATCTTCGTCGTCACCCTCGGTTAACTCCTCAGTTGTTTCCTCAGTTGTTTCCTCAGTTGCTTCCTCAGGATCCTCGTCGGTTTCAGCATCAGACTCAGCAAGAATTTGCTGCTCCAACATGTCAAAATCGATCTCGATTTCTTCTCCTAGGG